CCTTTACTTACGCAATACCAATCATCGGTGACTTTTGCCAATGTGAGTGATTCCGTCATTTATTTCACCACACAGCGGCCAAATTATTTTGTGCCGGGTCAATCTGTTGTTGTTACCGGGGCCGGAGCTTACAGCGCGACCTATACAGTCACCGATGATCGGATTGAGCCTTACACATTTACAGCTGCAACCAATGCGGCCAATAGAGATTATCCATTGCCGTTTATTCCAGCGGCAACAGCGACATTGAGTGGATCATCGGCAGCGCAGCTGTACGCATCCACACCACCAATTGAAAACGCAATCTTGGTTGTGGCGGTCGAAATTTTCCAGAGCATCACAGCTCCCGGCAACCAGATCATGTCAGACAATTTCCAGCCGGCACCATTTATTCTTGGCCGCAGCTTAAGCAACAGAGTCATTGGCCTTTTGGGGCCATTTCTTGATGTCGAAACGATGTGCCAATGAGCATTGAATCTGCAATCCGCACACCATTGAAAACGGCACTTTCAACCATTGCTGCCAATGTGTACAACGGCATCCCAGAGACAATGACAAGTCCGAGCATATGTTTAATCCCGGATGCACCATATCTTGAAAGCGTTTTGATTGGTAAAGCTGCGACTAGAGTCAAAGTCAATCTCACAGTCACCGGTGTGGTGGGATATTCGAACAATGCCGCAGCTTTGGACAATCTTGAAAAATTGATGATCAGCATCATCACCGCAATGCCTGTCGGCTATGAAGTCGGCAATGTCAATCAACCACAGCCATTGGAAGTCGGTGCAGGTAAATACCTCACGGCCGATTTACAAGTAAGCACCTACTACACCAATTAAGGAGAAAAAATGAGTACAGTCATCATTACCGGCCGCGATGTGTCATTTACGCTGGACACGAAAGTGTACGCTGCACAGACAACATCGGCCACGCTTTCATGTGACACAACCATCGAAAGATACACAACACTTAACGGCCCGGCATATCGGTCCGTCGATAAGCAATGGACTTTCACAATTGAACTCTTGCAAGACTGGGGATCAACAGCGGCACAAGGTTCATTGTTTGAAAATATGTGGAATAACGCTGAACTGAATCCAAACACGCCTGTGGCTGTCTCTTTAACAGCTGCAACAGGAGCGGTTTTCACCTTTACTGTTTTGCCAATTTTCCCATCAGCTGGCGGCGCAGCTCCGGGTGCACTCACAGACACATGGGCATTGACAGTCATTGGCACGCCTACTGAGACATACAGCTAAGAAAAGAATCGGGAGCAAATAAATGAAACTAGCAATCACAATTGAATACACGGCCGGGGAGAGCGCGACCTATGTTGCGCTCCCACCGGAGTGGATGAAATGGGAACAAAAGACCGGTAACACAATCCAGCAAGTACAGGATAAGCTGGGAATTGCCGATCTGATGTTTTTGGCATATCACGCCATGAAGCGCGAAGCCGGCGGCAAGCCGGTCAAACCTTTTGAAATCTGGTGTGAAACTGTAACTGACATAAACATGGGAGAAACCGAAAACCCAAAAGTTACGAATCCGGATCAATAAACCGGATTATTTGGGAACTAGCGATCACTACAGGATTGTCACGATCAGAGTTTCAAACCGCTGAGGATATTTTAACTGTTTTTGAGATTCTAAGGACTAGAAATGGCAACTGAGACAATCGCTTATGACAAAAGTGATTTGCGCGGCATCGTCAAAGCTTTCAAAGCTATGGATGAGCGAGCTGTTGCTGAGGCCAAAGGCGTTTCAAATGGCTTGGCCACTTATCTACAATCCAAAGTCACAGCCGCAGCTGGTAATCGACCAAATAAGGCGGCAAGCCGGATTGCTCAAGGATCGCGCGTAAGCAAATCCTCAAAGATTGGTGAAATCAGCTTTGGTTTTGTTTCTCAAAAGTTTTCCGGTGGCGGTACGACTCAACAGCTTTGGGGCGGTTACGAATTTGGATCAACCAAATTCAAGCAATTTCCAATCTGGTCAGGTCGTGGGCCTCGAGGTGGATCGGCCGGATATTTCATTTATCCAACATTGCGCGCCGAACAGCCACACATCATCAATCAATGGGAAAATGCATTTTCTAAGATTTTGAAGGAGTGGTGATGGCTGGTCAAAGTAGAACGCTCAAGCTCTCAATTCTTGGTGATATCGATCAGCTCAAGAAAAGTCTCACCGCCGGCTCGACTGAGGTACAAGGTTTTGGCAACAAAATTGGCGATTTTAGCAAAAAGGCTGGATTAGCCTTTGCCGCAGCTGGTGCTGCCGCTGCCGCTTACGCTGGCAAATTGTTGATTGATGGTGTCAAATCTGCCATTGCTGATGAAGCTGCACAAGCCAAATTGGCAACAACATTGGAAAATGTCACGGGTGCCACAAAGAATCAAATTGCAGCTGTTGAGGATTACATAACAAAAACAGCTTTGGCCAATGGTGTAACGGATGAGCAATTGAGGCCATCGCTAGATCGGTTAATTCGCTCGACAAAAGATGCGACCAAAGCACAAGAATTGCAATCCTTGGCTTTAGATATTGCCGCGGGTACCGGTAAAGATTTGTCCGCTGTTTCTGAGGCTTTAGGCAAGGCTTATGATGGCAATTTAGGAGCTTTGAAAAGGCTTGGCGTTGGCATCGATGAATCAATCATCAAATCGAAAGATTTTGATGCCGCAGCTTTAGCATTGTCAAAAACCTTTGAAGGTCAAGCATCAAAGCAAGCTGATACATTTCAAGGCAAAATGGCCCGGCTAACTGTTGCATTTGATGAGGCAAAGGAAACTGTCGGATCGTATGTGCTTGATGCGCTCACGCCATTAATAAGCGGTTTTGTGGACAAAGGCATACCAGCAATTCAAAATTTTGCAAGTAATTTGAGCAAAACGTTGGGGCCAGCATTTGCGGAAATTTTTGCGATCATCAAAAATGATGTTTTGCCGATCATCCAAGCATGGTACGGATTTTTGGCCAATACAGTCATCCCGGGAATTTTGGCCATCGTAAGGCCTGTTTTCGAAGGTTTAGTTGATGCCTTTAGAAGTATCAAAAATGCTGTTGCAGATAACAGCGAGGAATTGAAGCCATTGTTTAATTTATTCAAAGCAATTGCTGAATTTGTAAAAAATGAATTGGCACCCATTTTGGGCGGTGCTTTCAAATTAGCCTTGCAGACAATCGGCAACATTGTCGCTGGACTTGTCACAGGATTTTCAAGGCTTGTTGGATTCATTACGAGCACAGTCAACAAGCTCAAAGAGTTCGTGGATTTTGTTAAAAATAATCCAGTAACACGCTTTTTCTTTGGTGATTCAAATGACAAATCACTCAGAGTGGGAGCTGGCGCGCCAGAGGATCAAGGTGCAATGGGTGATACAACCGGGGCAAATATTGGTGTTTACTCGCCAGCCATGCAAGCTGCCATTTTGCGGCGCGAGGAATTAAAAGCCGAAACCGAGAGATTGCGAAAGGCGCGCGCCGATGCCGCCGCAGCTAGATTGGCCGAAACTGGAGGCCTTTCAACAGCTGAAAGAATCACAATCAATGTGAACGCACCATCGGCCATCGATCAAGAAGGTTTCAGCCGAGCTGTGACTGATGCACTTAATAATTCATATTACCGGGGAACGCTTGGTGCTGGAGCTTTGGCAATCTGATGACAATTTTCAATCCTGTGTGGCGCGTAACAATTGGCGGTGTGCAATACCAAAATCTTACTGTGGCCAATTTGACCATTACAAGCGGTCGCACCAACATTTATGAGCAACCCACCGCAGGATATACAAACCTTGAAATTCTGAATCTTAACAAAGCAAATGTGGCAATTGGCATCAATGATTCACTAACCATCGAGCTGCAAAATTCAACATCGACATTTGTGCCAATTTTTGGCGGATCAATCGTTGAGGTTGGTATATCCGTGGCCGAGATCGGGAGCACAGATTATGTGCAACGCATAAGTGTTATTGCATTGGGCGCATTGGCTAGATTGCCAAAGGCATTAACCGATGGCGTTTTGTCGCACGATTTTGATGGCGATCAGATTTACACAATTTTGAGTCAGGTTTTATTCAACTCGTGGCAAGAAGTACCTCAAGCTTTGACATGGGCAACCTATGATCCAACAGAACAATGGCAAAATGCACAAAACACCGGATTGGGCGAAATCGATCAGCCTGGGAATTATGAATTGGCGCAGAGATCATCGAGCCGAACGGATGTTTATTCTTTAGTCTCAGCTTTAGCATCATCGGGATTGGGTTATATTTATGAATCCCCAACGGGCCAAATCGGGTATGCAGACAGTACACATCGCACCAATTATTTGGCGGCCAATGGGTATGTTGAACTTACAGCCAATGATGCTTTGGGTTCAGGTTTAAGTATCAAATCACGAGCTGGAGATGTACGAAACAACATCACAATCAAATACGGCCAAAACAGTACAAATGAAACCGATGCCAGCGATGTCGCATCGATTGGGCTTTATGGCCAATTATCCCAAATTTTCACAACTACATTGCGGCATTTGCATGATGCCGAGGATCAGGCCGATTTTTATTTGGCCTTGCG